CGGCTTGCTTTAAGTACTTAATAGCTCCGTCAAAGTCACCTTTAAGTAGAGCAGTGAAAGCCTTAACAATATTAGTAATGACATTGAGTACCGTTGTGAATATGCCTTTGATTACATCTAATGTGGCAACTATACCGCCCTTGATAGCCTCGAAAGCAACCGTGACAATCATCTTGATAGTAGATAATGCCATATTGATTTCATTCTTATGCTTTTCAAGGAAGTTATGAATCGCATCACCTATCAGACCGATTACAAACATAACCAATTCAGCTACGGCGCTTAAGTATCCCTTGATTGACTCTATAACGGGTGATATCCACGCAATAATCATATCAAGCCATTCTTTGACCTTTTCAGCGAATCCGCTAAAAGTCTCTTTAATGCTCTCAACTACTGCATTGACCTTATTCCTAAATTCTTCATTAGTATTGTAGAAATATACAAACGCCGCAACTAACGCCGCTATCACTCCGATTACGATTGTAACGGGTGACGCTATTCCTGCGATAAGTGTTATCAGCTTGCCTACGGCTCCCGTTATAGTTCCGATTGCCGTAATAAGTGAGCCGATGCCAGTAATAACTTTACCAACAATCAAAAGCACTGGACCAACCGCCGCTACAATAGCCGCTATCTTAACAATTCTATCTTTTTCAGCGTCATCAAGCGCCATAAACGCATCAACAACGCCTTGTATCTTCTCAATAAGCGGTACCAAGTAATATGAGATAACTCTACCAAGTGAAGTCATCAATACATCAAGGCTACTCTTAAGCTTTTCGATTGAGCCACCGAATCCGCTCATCATAGCTTCTGACATTTCATTAGTAAGCCCTGAGCACTCCGCAATACTCTTAGATAATTCCTCAACCTCTTGCGGAGCCGTGTTAATCAATGCAAGCCAAGGCGCCATTTGATTTTTGCCAAATATAGCAGAAGCCGCCGCTATCTGTTCTTGCTCAGATAAGTCCTTAAAGGCGTTATGCAAGTTGCGTTGTATAACAACCATATCCTTCATAGAGCCGTCAGGATTCCATACGTTATCCATTGAGATACCGTATTCTTCCATAGCTTCTTTTGCCTTTTTAGCAGGGTCAGCAAGTCTTGCAATACCCGTCTTAAGAGAGTTAGCCGCTACACTGGCTTCAATCTCTCTATTAGCCATAATACCCATATATAATGAAGCATCTTCAACGCTCTTACCTGCGGTGTTAAATACTGGCGCCGCTACGCCCATTGCTTCAACTAATGAATCAACATCTAAGGCAGAATTATTACAAGCCGCCGCAAATACATCAGCGTAATGAGAAGATTGTTCAAAGGAATCATTGAATCCGTTAATAGCTCCGACTAATCCTGCTGATACAACTTCAAGATTACCGCCTTCACCTGCCGCTAAGTTCATTGCAGGAGCCATAGCGTTAGCCGCTTCAGCCGCATCAAGCCCCGCACGGGCAAAATTAAGAGAAGCCTGAGCCGCATCATTCATACCAAAAGTAGAATTGCGAGCGGCATCTTCCATAGCCTTATTAAGTAAAGAAGCTTCTTCGGCACTATTATTCATTGTTTTATTGGCAAGCGTCATAGTCTTATCGACTTCGGCATACTTCTTAACCATTGCCGTACCTGCCGCCATAATAGGTAATGTCACCCTTGTAGTCAGTGTCTGACCCATAGAAGAGAGCTTGTCACCTACGCCTTTAATCTTTTCACCGACTTCCTTAATTTTTTCTCCCGCAAGTTGCATCTGAGTACCGAGCACGGATGCTGATTCTCTTGCTTGTTGTTCAAGTTGCTTCAAAGCGGCAGTATCAAGGTCAATTTGCGTCTTTAACTGGCGCATTTTCTCCACATTCTCAGGAATCTTGTCAGCCTTAGATAATTGCTCATAAGCTTGCTTTTCTGTTTCAATTTTCTTTTTGGTATCCTCGATAGCCTTAGAAAGTTCGACCTGCTTATCCTTAAGAAGAGCAGTATTAGAAGGGTCAAGCTTAAGAGCCTTATTGATATCTCTTAAGTTCTGCTGAGTCTTGCTTATGGCATTATCAACCTTTGCAAGCGCTGATACAAGCTTAGTAGTATCTCCGCCTATCTCGATTGTTATTCCTTTGATTCTACCTGCCGCCATTCTCAATCCCTCTTAGAATTTATCAAAATCAGCTTGTGATGCTTTTTGCTGATACTTATAATCATCGTTGCTATTCTCCGTTATAATATCCATAACGAAGCCATATTCAAGCGCATCCAAGTCAGCCACTGTAAGACCAACTTGGATACACCTTAATATATAGAGAGCAGTGTTTAACTCTCGCTCACTGCGCCTCTTGCTTTTTTTTTGACCTCGCTTGTGGTTTTGGTATTACCCATATACACATCAACGACTTCCTCAGCCGCCATAGTAAGGTCAAGAGGCTCAAACTGTTCAAGCCAGTTAGCGTATGAATTGATATTGAGCTTATTCATATCAACTGACTTGTCAGCCGCCGAAGCCATAATATAAGCAAGTTCAGATATTGACGATGCCATAATACCGCCGTCCTCACCTGCCCTCTGAAACTCACTAATAATGTCACGACCGAATACCATTCGATATCTTAACGGCGTAGCTCCATTAGCAAGCATTGGGATAGTCTTTTCACCTATCTTTATCTCTCTATACATCTTTGCTCTCCTTATATCTGATTATGCGCTTATTGTGCTTGCCTCATAAACCGCTTCAAACCATGTAGCGTATGGTGTCTCACCCTCGGCGCATCTAGCCTTAACAATATCTTTGTTAAGTGACTCATTGTGAATTGCAGTAGCAGTGAGAGTAAGTGTCTCTGTCTGAGGCTCTATCTCTTCATCAGTTGTAGCGCCAGTAACTGACGGGCGTGTAGCTGAGCACTTATACATAACGTGTCTTGTGTTAGTAGCATCACCCTCAAACTGGAAGAGAAGAGCGAAATACTTTGTCTTAGCTCCTGCATCTTCAAGGTCAATACCGTTGATGTCTGTAATATCTCCGAGAATATCTTTTCTGAAGTCCTCAGGGATAAGAGCACTCTCGAAGTCTCCTGAGTAGCCATTGTTGCTCTGACCTATCCAGTAGTCGATATTGTCAGCTCTGAATTTAGTTGTACCGCCTTCAGCGTCAAGAGACAGATTGACCGCACCCTTCCACGGCTTAGGCGTTCCGTATGTAGCTACATTGTTTGAGTCAATAGTAGCTACGGCATAATAAACATTCTGAAGTCCATACTTAACTTTGTTAGCCATTGATTAAAACCTCCATTTCGTAAGCTATCTGCCACATCTTCTCATTATCAATGTAGCTTTCTTCTTTTGAGTATGTTAAGTGATTATCTGCAAGGACCGATTCAACCGCACTTTCACGGGCAAAGTCCTTGTTTTTTGTGTATAGTTCTATGTTGAGTACCGCTATACGTTGGTAATTCGTATTGTCAGCCTTTAAGTCATTTATCCCGTTGTAAAAATAGCAGATAAAAGGCAATTTCTGAGCCGTTCCCTCAGGGAATTGGTAATAAGCATACGGTAAGCCCATAGACTTAACCATTGTCGCAACCTCTTTATATGTCATAATTTGCTTAGTACCTCGCTTTCATATAGCCTTATCAACTCATTTTCAACGGGTTTGATATGCGCTCTACCGTCTACACGACCTCCGCCTACTTTAGCGTGTCCGTTTTCCAGTAGGTGCGGTAATCCTGCTTGCGTATTGTATATTGTGCCTTGTCTACTTAAGCGTCCTTCTTCATATTTTGTGGTCCATGTATTAGCGTATTTTCTCTTACGCTTATTAACAGTACCGAAGGTAGATTGTGATTCTGACTTAAGAGCTTTAGCTCCCGTCTGAGTCACCTTTTTTACGATTGCGCTTAAGTTCTGTGATACGCTATTATCATATTCATTAAGAATATCCTTAACCGCACTACCAAGGTTATCTATTGTTACCTTTTTCGCCATATCATTACACCGAAGGCATTAACTCTACATCATTAGTTCCGCCTTTACGCTCAACATATAACTCTAGCTTGTCATCTTTTCTGAGATATGTGCGATACACCGAATAAGTGTCATCTTTGTATTCAACTATTGGCTCATTATTATAATCAGCAAAGAATACAATGAATTTATATTGAGGATTCAAGCCGTTTCGACCTGCCTCAAAAAATTCACTTTGAGATATGCTTTCCACCTGACAATATATCTGAGTCTTGTGTACTGTCTCTATCCACTGACCGAAATCATCCTGCGTCTTTGTGACCGCACATAAGTTGATTACATCTGACCTATCCATTCCGTGTACCCCGTAGCCATTGAAAGTTGTGCTTTCTGCTCATCATAACTTCGCTTCAATCTGTCATAATCATCAGGCTCGCCAAAGTGTATCTTGCAGTATGTGATAATGGCTCTTGTGCATATAGCGTCAAGTTCCTCAGGAATGACAACCCCTGCTATCTTCATATCTGTCATTGCCGCACTTATCAAGTCATTCAGTTCATCATTAAAAGCATCCGTTGTGATTCGCAATGCCATTTTTACTTTCTCTAGCATATAAATACCTCTTTACTTCTTAGCCTTAGCTCTAACGGGCTTCTTTACGGGCTCTTTAACTTCCTTAGGCTCTTCGGCAGGTGTTACCACCTTCTCAGGCGCCTTCTTATCTTCGAGAAGCTCGCAGAAGCCTCCGAGCGCTCTGTACTGAGTCTCAGAGACTTCCACGATTGAGCCTTCTAAAGCTACCACAGAGCAAGTCTGTAATAGTTTAACTTTCATAAGTTCTCCTTATGCAGATGCACCCACTGTAATCTTGCAGAAGTATCCGTCACGAACAACGCCGATACCAACGTACATCTTACCTACGACCTTAACCTTATCCTCTTCAGCAAGTGTGTAAGGGTCATTCACAAACTTAACGGCTTCACCGTCAGGGAAGTTAGCAATAGCACCTCTTAAGTCACCTACGATAATCTCAGCATTTGCGCCAGTAGCAAGAGTATTATCAAAGATAACCTCTACACCGTTGATGAAGTATGAAGGTCTACCATTGTCAGATACGATGTTATATATAGGTCTGTTCTGAAGGTCAGTAAGTGACATAAACTGATTGAAGTATGTCTGCTTATTCATAATTGCAACGGGTGCATTAGCGGCGTTCTTAAGCTCTGCAAGTGCACTAAAGATTGTTGTAGCGTCAATGCTTGCAGGAGTAAGAGCTCTAACACCTGCGGCAGTAGTTGTAGCTGAAGCAGGAGCCGCCTTAATAGCCGCAATAAGTGTAGCGTCAGCAAGCTCGAAGATTCTCTCTTCAATCTCATCCCATACATAGTCAAGGAAAGCCTGACCCTTAAGAGCTATAACCTCATCTGTAATGGTTATCCACTTCTTAAGCATCTGAGGCTCGATTGATACTGTACCAAGTACTAACTGCTCTTCATTCGGAGCGTCATCACCCTCTGTATGAGCTGAAGCGCCAGTAGCTGAGTACTCAAAAGGATACTTAGCAGTGCCCTTGATTGATGTACGCCTTACTCTTGATAAGAGTCTTGCATTCTCCCATGCAGTATTGATGTAATTGTCAACGATTGTAGGTGTAGGTACTGTACCGTCCTGCACTAAATCTGTCATAAGTGCACGACACTCTCTGTCATTGCCCGTCTTAAGGTATGTTGCGAAAGCGTCCATGTACTCTTCAGAAGCTCTTACAGAGTCGAGAGTTCTTACTTCCTTAACCTCTTCCTTTGCTACTACTACGCCAGCGCCTTCAGCAACTGCCTTCATATCTGCTTTTCTTGTCTCCATTTCGATTTCTCCTTTGCGTGTCTCCAGTGCAGTAAGCTCTTCATTCAATGAATCAAGCTTCTCTGCATCTGCGTTGTCGATTTCTGCCTTGATTTCTGCCGCACGATTCTCAATCTGTTCGGCAGTATAGTTCTTGATTTCCTCGAACATAATCAAAATCCTCCTAATCTCATTCTTGTCTGTAACTTCTTACGCTCTAATTCAAGTGCCTTAAGTCGCTCCGCCTTTATCTGTTCAATCACTCCGTCTGACAGATTACGCACTGAAATATTAGTCGCATTATTAGCGGGAATAGATACCGCCGATACATCGTAGACTTTTCCTATTTCAGTGACGGTCCTTAATTCTAAAGTTCTACCGTCATTGAGCTTAGATTCATCCCACTTTGCACCTCTTACGGTATATCCGTAGCTCATCTTGGTGGTATATCCACCCTTTATCTCCTGATAGAGCCCCTGACCTATATCGGTACCACCAAGGTCAGCTTCTATCGAAAGACCATTCTCATCGGGCATTACTCTAAGTGTATTATTTGATACTCTTGCAAATACCCTGCCTTCGTGATTGTACTGAAAAATAACATCAGACATATCAGCATTATCAAAAGCTTTGCTATCAACCTGCTCTTGTATAACAACTTCATCATCTTCATATAGCGTGTATGGTGTGTTAAACACACTCGCATAACCGCTTACAATCTTGCGCTCTTCAACGCCTTCCTCACTTGCAAGCTCTACAACCGCAAGCGTGAAATCTCTGTATTCTCTCTCATTCGTTTTCATTGGCATTGTCGTTACCTCCTGCTACCATTTCACTATCTGCGGCGTTCTTATATTCGCCTCGAATAGTTCTAATATTGCCGTCCTCAACTGGAGCATAATTGAATAGCTCACGGGCTTCATTGATGCTCATAACTCCACGGTCAAGCATCTGTTGAGCCATTGATACCTTTTCGGATGTTGTCATATACTGAAGTCTATTCGCATTAGCCGTCAGATATGAGCCGTTAGCACGTTCACGCTCTGAGAACATTGCTTTGGTCATTGACTCGCTAAACTGAATAGCGAATGGCTCTATTGCACCATTAAAAAAGGCATCGAGCTCGTCACCCTTTGCCTCATTAGTTAATATCTTGTCATTTACTCCGAAGTACTTAGATACGTTATCATCAATCAACTTCATTTGGTCAGCATCAACGGTAAACGGTGAAGCCTTAATCTGCTGAATGTTCTGATAAGTATTCGGGAAGAGAAGTAAGCCTCCTGCTTCTGCATCCTTTGTTAAGTTCTCGGTACTGAATCGGATTCGCTCATTCTTAAGGTCATCCGCCAGTGTAAAGTTATTGACCTGCGCTAAGAATCTATACGAAGCGCTATTCTTGACCGCCTCTTCAATACCCTGATTCTGAATATCAATCAGCTTCATCGTATCTTCAAGCGAATTATTATTCTCACCAAAGAAGTCATCCTTATACTGAAATTTGTTAAGGATTGCACACTTACGAAGCTCAACCGCCGCAACATCACCATTAGCGAATTTATAACGCAACCAAGCCTCGCCCTTATATTCAATTACTTCACATCTTTTAGGAAGTACGGGATAGTAACCCGTGATTGTCATGCTTGCATCAAAAACGGGCACTATAAAAGCCGTATTGTGTATATCAAGGATTGTAGATACTCTATAGAGAAATTGTGACCATGTATGCCACTGATTAGGTCCTTGCCTCATTTTGCTCTGCAAAGAGGGAAGGGCAGTACCTCTCATTTCCACGTTAAGCTTGGATATATGCCTTGCCCTTGCGTCTATTGCCGCTCTGACAAGCTCGCTTTCATATATTTCGCCGTTCCAATCAGTAAAAGCAGGTCTATAACCATTCAATTCTCTAAAAAGGCTATAAGCGCTATTCAACACCTTTTCTGATTCTTTTGCGTCCTTCGGTCTGAAGATTTTTTCAAACAATCCCATAGTTACACCTATTCATTCCTTAATCTATCGCCTATCGTATCCCACCATTTTTGACGCACACAAAACGCATCCGCAAGAGCGGCGCATCCGTCAATATGTGAAGTAGGATTCAGCTTAACCAACTTACCACGACCCCGCTCAACGCTCATCTTAATAGCTGAGTTAAGTAAATGGACCTTAAGTAAATCGTTATCTCCGATATGTACTTTGCCGTCCTTGAAAAGCCCTTCCATTTCTTGAAGAACATTCCACAGATTATCACCTTGGTACACATCATCCGTCTGAAAACCATAGTTTTTTAAGTCTTGTATCAAGTATTGTGCACTGTATCGGTCATAACCGACCTGCAAAGGCAATATTTCATATTTTTCTATCAATTCAGTGAGCCAATTATAACAATCGTGATAGTCAACAAAATTATCACCGCTCGCTTCTAATAACCCACGCTGAATATAAATATTATAAGGTAAGCCGTCTCTCTGACTCGCTTCATCTATGCGCTCAGCAGGTAGCCAAAACTTAGCGAATACATATAACTCGCCATTCTTTTCAAGGACTATCGTAGCCGCCGTCAAGTCAGTAGTTTGAGATAAGTCAATACCTGCTACACAATAACTGCTCCTAAAATCCTCTAATTCTAAATGCTCACCACACATCTTAGTAATAGTCTGAGCATCAAGCCATGCGGCGCTACTGTTCTGCTTAAGATTGCAATACTTGGTTATAAACTCCGCACGTTTGCTTAGTGACCCCTCGGCAATAGCTATCTCTTCAAGCATGAAATCAACCGAAACGCTTACGCCAAGATTCGGATTACTTTTTCTCAGTTCATTGATATCATTCCACTTTTCAATATCATCTATTACATATAAGAAAGGCAATAGCTTCTTTTCTTTGCTATCGCCTAACAAAAATCTTGTCGCACGTTTGAATATTTCATCATATATCGAGTCATTGATATAGCCCGCAGTGGTACATGAAAGTAATATACCTTCATCCCTTGCGCCCATACCTGACTTCATAACTTCATACTGCCTGAGTCCTGCTTCACCTTCCCAAGAGGCTATCTCATCACAGATACATAAGCTCGGATTAAATCCGTCAGACTTCTTAGCACTAAAAGCAATTTTCTTAACCTGAGAATTGGTACCAATGATATACAAGTCAGATTGCCGATGCCTTGGTAACATTGAATCATCTTCAACCTTCTTATTGTGCATATCTCTTTCTGAGTACATTTCTTTCATCTGCTGATACTCAGGGTCAAGGAGAGTCATCTGCCATATGTTGTTGTATATAATATCAGCTTGGTCAAGTTTCGGTGCTATGTTATATATTTTCGCTCCGAATCCGCCGTCAATCCACCATTCGTACTTAGCAATAGCCGCCGCAAGTAAAGACTTACCATTCTTACGGGCAACTATCAAAACCGCTTCTCTAAATTGCCTATGACCTTTATCATCTACTATACCGAAGAGAGCAGACACAAAAGCCTTCTCCCAAAGCTCTAATTTTAACGGATTCGGCGCAAGAGGACCCTCAGTATGAAAAGCATGGCTTTCAATCCAATCAATAGCGGCATTAGCTTGCTTTTGGTCATAAATAAAGACCTTATTTTCAATGCCACTCACCAAATATTCAAGAATCAACTCTATATATCTACCTACGGTGATTGAGCCGTTCTTAATCTGCTGATAATAAGCGTAAATCCAATTATCTTTGCTTGATTTTGCCATTGCTTAGGCTTGCTCCGTCCTTTGTCTCTCTCGCTTTGTGTTTCTTTATCC